CCGTGCCCGAGCCGACGGCGAACATCACCTTGCCGCCGGACGGGGCGCTGGCGGTCAGCGTGCCGTTCGCCGTCGACGTCGACGTGTGCTTGTCCGACGTGAGCGTCACATACCGGGTGTTCACCAGCGACGTCGATCGCAGGCCGCCGGTGATCGCCGTACACAAAGTCGTCGACGTGAACCCGAACGTCGCCGACGATGTCGCGCCAGACACGTAGATGCGTGCCAGTTTGTCGCCTCGCCTGACCGACACGTCCACCGTCACCGGATACGGACCGGTCGCATAGGCGGCGCTTGCAGTCAACCGGATCACACACTCATCGGGTGCGTTGCGCAGGATCTGCACCGACCGGTAGGTGAGCGTGGCCCCGGTCGTCGCCGATCCCGACCAGCTCGAGATCACCGACAGGGTGAACGACGATGCGGTCGTCCACGCCGAACCGTTCCACCACGACACCGTGAACGTCGCCCCCGAGAACGACTGCAAACGGATCAAACCGTTTGAGATCCGCCAGCCGTCCGACGGGACACCGTCAGCACGCCCGACCGCCTGACCGAAACCGGAACGGTCGACATACGCGGCAGCCGTGTAGTAGTTGGCCGGCGGCAGGTAGCTGTTGAGCGTCACCTGGGCGTTCGACGGGATCGCCACGTTCGCGTAGAAGATGTCGCTGGTGCCGTTCTCACCGGCTCGGGTTCCGGCCGTGCCGGTCTCACCCCACGTCGACCCGTACCCGGACGGCAACGCCAACAACAGCTGCGGGTTCGAGCCGGTGGTCACGCTCACCGAGTTCGTCAGCCCGGCGTGGATGGTCGGCACCTGCACTGTCGGCGCCGAAGCGATCCGTGCCCGTTCGGCCACCACCTGCCATTGCACGATCGCCGTGCCGGCGCCGAGCGATCCTTGTGGCAGCGTCGCCTGCGCCGACAGCACGCGGAAGTAGCCGTTCAGCTCGGGCACCGTCGCCGACGTGATCGGCACCCATTCCTCGTCCGGGTTGTTTGCCGGGTCCAATCCGAGAATCTGCTCGGCGAGCCATGTGGCCGTGTTGTCCGACGTCTGCTTCTGGATGCCTCGCAGGGTCACCTGCCGGCCGGACTGCGACCAGTCCGCCGGATGGTTCAACGTTGCGCCGTCGCCGCCATTGGCGACGTCGACACCGATCCGGCCCATCGTGAACGTGCTCACCTACGACCTCGGTCCTGTCGACGCAGTTCCTGCGAGATCCACCGCACGACCTCCTCGGGCCTCCCTATCGGCGTGTTCACGTTGATCGTCACGCCACGACCACCACCACCCAGCGCACTGTTCGGGACGATCCCGCCGGATTCCGACGAACGGAACAACTCCGGCCCGTTCTCGCCGACCAGATAGGTCTGTCCGGCGGCGACCGGACCGCCTACCGCACGTTGCCCGACGATCGGCTCGAGGCCAGGCGCCAGATAGCTCGGAGTGTTGTCGATGCCGAGCTCGGCCAGCGCGCTGGCAGTCTCCCGTGCAGCAGCAGCGATCCGCTCGAACGCAGACGCCTGAGCGTCGGTCGGCAGGCCGTCGGTAAACGTCCCGACCGTCGCCAACGTCGGCCCGACCAACGCCAGCTGCCTGTTGAAATCTTCCTGCGCTCTCGCCGCAGCGCCTGCCTTCACTGCTGCGGCGTCGGCCTTGGCGACGTACTCGGCGAACATCGCACGCAGAGTTGGGTCGGCGATCTGGTCGCCGAGGTCCTTGAGTTTGCCCCGGTAGATGTCGGTCTGTTCGGCGGCAGACATCGTGCCACCGTTCGCCGCCACCGCAGCCGCAGCCTTCTCCGCCTCTTTTTTGGCGAGCGCATCCATCGTGCCGATGGCGTCCAACATCGCCGACTCGTAGTCCTTCTGTGCGGCGACGAACTCTGGCGACTTTTCGCCGTACTTCTCGGCGGCTTCCTGCGCTGCTGCTTGCGCTTCGGCGACACGGTCCAGGCCGTCACGCACCGCGATCTGCGACCGTGCATAGTCGAGCTGGCTGCCGACCGCGTCCTGCGCAGCTCTCGCCAGATTGTCGACGGCACGCTGGAATGCGTCGTGCGCTTTCGCCGCATCGGACGCTTCTTTGGCTGCATTGCGTTCCCGATCGGCGAGCTCTTTGACTTTCTCGGCCGCTCGCTGCGATGCAACGGCGGTCGTTTCCGTTGCGTCGCCCAGTTCGGCGGTCGCCTTGGTGGCATCTTCGATGGGTTTCTTCGACGTTTGCGCAAACCCGAACAGGTCGAGTTTCTTCGGGCCGTTGTCGCCGCTGTGCTTCTGCACCCAGCCGTCGTATGCGTTGAGAGCGTCCAGCGCTTCGGCGGCACCTTTGGCGACACCCGTCAACGCCGGCACGACGGTCTTCGCGGTCTCGGTCTTTAGCCCGGTCCACGCATCGGACAGATCGTCGGTGGCCATCGCCAGATCGCGTTGCTGCTGCGCCGTTTCGGCGCTCACGATCTGGTAATCCTTCACGTCGGCCATGGCGTCACGGATGCCCTTGCCGCCGAGCTCGAGGTACGGCACCAGATCGGCCCACGACTTGCCGAACAAGGCGGTGCCCATCGCCGCACGTTTCGTCGGGTCGGTCGTTGCGTTCATGGCGTCGGCGACATTGCCGAGCGTCGCCGCCATGTCGACCGTGCCGTCCTTGGCGTACACCGCCTGAATGCCGAACTCTTGCAGCTTGCCGGCGTCGATGTTCTTCGCCAGGCGGCCCATCGCCGCAGCGCCGGTATCAGCCGACACGCCCAGGTCATCCATCGTGGCGACCAGCCGGCTCGACGTCTCCCACGACAACCCGGACGAGTCGCGGAACTTGCGGACCTCGTCGGTCATCGTGCCGAGCGACCTCACCCCGGACGCCACGAATGCACCCAGCCCGGCGACCGCAGCGCCGGCTGCGAGCGTCGACGCCGACATGCTGCCAAGGTCCATGCCGACCGACTCGGCCAGACCGCCGAGCGGGCCGAGCCGGTCGCGGGCCAGGTCACCGATCGCCCCGTCGAGCTTGCTGATGCCCTTGCCGTCGACCTTGCCGACCGCGTCGTCGAGTTTCCCGATTGCTTTCTCGGCGTCCTTCGCTGCTCGGCTTAGCGGTGCAGCGTCGCCGGTGAACTCGACGCTAACTGAACTCTTAGCCACCGGCAGCCACCTTGTGCACTTCGTCCAGCAGTCGCTTGACGCCACGCTCCATCAATTGCACGATCTCTGCCCGGTTCTTATCCAGCGCACGGACCAAGAACGGGTTAGGTGCGATCGGACCGCCGCGCCAGCCTCTCGCTTTGTTTGGCCGAGTCGGCCATCCCCAGTGGATCGGCGCGGCGTACGGCACCTTCTTTGTGCCGCCCACCGTGACCTTGCCACCCTTCAACGAGCCTTGCCCACGGATCGAATTGCTCAACGCGCCGGTGCGATGAGGGGCGCCAGACTTGGCATCCGACACAACGCCGGCCACCGCTTGAGCAAACTCTGCTTTGAACTCTTGGCCGAGTTGGTTCCGGGCAGTCTTGTCTTCGAGTTGCTTGAGGGCTTTGCGCAGCTCCTTTGCCCCCTCGATCTTGATGAACTTTTTGCCCGCTGCGGCCATTGGCCGTCGCTCAGCTGGTGGCGCGAGTGACAGCGCCCGTGAGCGGGAAGGTGACCGACACGGCGGCCAGGTCGCCGACCGACCCGTCGAGCGGGGTCCACCCGTTGACCACGAACGACCCGGTGTACTTCGGGTTGCTGGCACCGACGGCACTGTTCGTGGCCCGAACCTCGAACACGCAGACGGTGCCGAGCAGCGGCCACATGATCGAGTCGATCGCGCTGGCTGCCATGTCCTGGTTGAAGGTCATGGCCAGGCTGCCGGACTTCATGCCGGAAATGTTCGTGGTCCACCCGGAGTCACCGAAATCGGTGGTGTCGAGCGTCGCTGCGTCAACCGTCAACGTCACGGACTTGACCAGCGTCGAACGGTCCGTCGCGGTCGACGTGCCGAAACCGATGTAGCAATCGGTCATCGCGAATACAGCCATTTGAACTCCTATTGAACGCCGATTACTACACGGGTTTGGAACGAGGGTGACGTGCCGGACACCGTCCACAGTGCACGCCAGTAGGTGTCGGTGATCGCACCCGTCGCCGAGCTGAACTGCGCACCCTTCGTGGTTTGGGCGCTGAACGTGATCCGGTCCGTCGGCGACGTGAACCCGCTGTTGTCGTCCGACTGGATCTTCACGGTGATCGACGGGCTGGTGCCGCCGGCCGTCAGGAAATGACACGCAGCCCACACCCGCTGGCTGGCGGACACCGCACCAAGCAGCGTGCCGGTGCTGTTGCCCGAGCTGGTGATCGTCGACACCGTGTCCAGCACGCCACGGATCATCGGCTGGTTGCCGGCGAACGTGACGCTGTGCGTCGCCAGGTCACCGACCGCACCATCCAACACGGTGCGGCTGCTCAGCGCGCCGCGGGTGAAGTAGGCGACGTTGCCGACCGTGCCACCCATCGGCACCGCGGCCAGCACATAGTCGTCGCCCAGCCCGACAGCCAACACCTCGTCGACCGCAGACGTTTGCGACGCTGTGGCGGTCGCCATGTCGGTCGGGCCGGACGCCGTCCACGACGTCGACCGCAGGCCGGCGATCTGCTCCTCCCAACCACCCGAACAGAACGTGGTCGACATCACCATCGACACGTCGGTGGTGACGCTGATGCTGTTCGCGAAGCACGCCAGATCGAGCGCAGTGCTCGAGGTGCCGGCGTACAGGTCGACGTCGACCAGCGCGAAATGTGCCATGTCAGGTCCTCCTGACCAGAACCCGCAGGCTCAGGTCGCAGCTCAAATAGCGGGCACCGTCCACGGACTGTTCGCCTCGCACGTTGGATGCGTCATCGACGACCAGGTCGGCGCACACCCCGCCGAGCGTCCGGTCTGATCCCATCAGCGTGTCGATCAGCGACGACGACGCACCGACCCCGGACGACAGCAGCTCGTCGAGCCGTGCCATCGCAGCCCTGGGTTCGGTCAGCTGCACCCACGGCGACAGGGTCAGGTTCACGACCGCCAACCCGCCGGCGAACGCCTCGTGGTAATCGACGTACGGGGTGCCTGGCGTGAGGATCACCACCGACGCAGCACCCGCAGGGATCTGGTCCGGTGCGTGCGCCACGGCACGCACACCGGGGACGGTGGCGACACGTTCGGCGACAGCCTCACGAATGTCGGCCAGTCTCATGCGATCACCGCCGACGTCACCGGATGCCGGTAGCGGGCCAGCAGCGATGCGGCCATCGGATTGTCACGCACACGGATCGGGCCGAACTCGCCGAACCCGGCAACCCCGAACGGTGCGTCTTTCAGTTTCCATTGCTCACTGGCGATGATCAGCGTCGCCTGCTTCACCGGGTCCGGCACCGCCGACCAACCCCACAGCGCAGTGATCTGCACCGCCCTGCGCACGCAGTAGGCCGGCCACATCTTCGCCCCGACGGCGACAAGCTCCGTCGACGGCCAGCCGGTCGCACCGTTGTAACCCACACCCGACCCGGCGAGCTCGAAGTCGGTGCCGATCGTCCATGTCGTCTCGAACGTGCCGTCGTCGTTGTCGTCGGTCTTGACGACCAGCCCGCTCGTCGACTGGATATCCCAGCCGGGGTCGAGGATCAGGCGCTGCCAGCCACCGGCCCGCAACGTGCGCACCGTCGCCACCGCCGCCGCCACGAAGGTGCGCCCGCAATGGTCGTTGACCTTCTGCTGTGCGACCGACAGGGCGAACGACAGAGAACTGTCGTCGACCGTGTCGTCAATCGCGAGATGCGACCGCAGTTCGGCGAGGGTGGCGTAACCCACCGTCAGGCCTTGCGCCTGATCGACCGGCGAGGCTTGTCGGCGACCGCTTCCTCGACCGGCTGATCGTCATCCTGCACACGTGCGAACGCACCGTCGGGTGCGCCATCGAGGAGCGGGTCGCCGTCGGCGACGATCCGGCCGGCGGCCACCGTCCCATACCGGGTGTCCACTGCTTTGACTGCGACCCACATCCCCACGTTCCATGCCTCCCTGTTGCGTCGGGCCAGGGGCGCAACAGCCACACCCCTGGCCCAACTCGACCCGACACCGCCCAGGAGTCGGGGATCTGTCAGGTGACGTTGAGCAGCGCCAACGCACCGGAGTCGACGACACGGCCGCCGGTGCGCCACATGGCGTACAGGCCACGCTGGCCGGTCGGCCGGCGGTTGCTGCCGAACAGGTGCGGCACCAGCTCGACGGTCATGCCGATCCGGTCGACGATGGTGTAACCGGCCTTGAAGTCCCCGAACACCATGATGTAGTTGTCGGCGGTGGCGTTGACCACACCGTCCACAGCGGCGTTGGAGTACGCCGGACGGCCGTAGATCGTGGCCGGACGGTCCGCGTCCAGCTGGGTCCAGATGGTGGCGCCGCCGGTGTTCGTGAACGCCCGGACAGCGTCATAGGTGAGCTCGTTCGCCACGAACGCACCGTTCGCCCGGTAGCGGGCGGCCGGCTTCTGGATCAGCGCCGTG